CTGCTCTGCCTGCTCTGCCTGCTCTGCCTGCTCTGCCTGCTCTGCCTGCTCTGCCTGCTCTGCAGCATCATCGCCCGGAGTAGCCACTTCCAGCACCTGATCGTCATCACTAATGATTTCAACCAGACCGGCGGCCGCCCAACGCTTAGCGACATCACCGCTTACCGAAACCTGCGCACCAACCTCCAGCTTCTGGAGATTGGCACCGGAAAGCAGGTTGTCTCGAACCACTTTAACCAGTGCCATAAATGCCCCTTAACTGTGCGCGTAGATTACGGATTTGCGATTGTTGATGTCGGTCTTAACCATCAGGCCCATCGCGCCCCAGGTACGCCAGACGTAGTCGCTGTTGTAGAACTGGCGAGGGTCAGCAACGGTACCGACGGCCTGACCTACAATCGGAGCGATAACACCGGCAGTCAGCGGAACAATCAGGATCTGGTTGCCGGTCAACTGCGCATCTTCTTTGATGGCAGCAATACCGGAGAGCTTCAACAGCTCCAGCAGGATGGTGTCAGACTGGTAGTTATCGCTGAAGTAGCGTTCCAGGTTGGTGATGATCTGCCCGGAAACATACCAGGTCTGCTGCGCATACTGCAGGTTGGTAAGCTTCATCACGTCACGTAGTGCGATGGCCGCGTTGCGAATTTGCTCCGCCGTTGCGCTGGCGCTGGTGAAGTCGATGTTCAGGCCGGAAGCACTGAGATCGACAACCTGTACGCGCTCATCGGCTTTGACGCCCTTCCAGGTCTTGCCATCGAAGGCGATATAGTTGCCGGCAGCATCGCGGAACCCGTTGAAGACGTAATCCACGTACTGGCGACGAACATCATCAACAGATCCGCGCTGAGCATCAGCCAGAGAAGCCAGAGCCGAACCTTTGTTGAAAATAGGGTCACGCCACTGGAATTTGAAGCCAGAGTCGTGGATCGGAACCATCGTACCGTCGAAGGTGTACGCGCGCGCATCAAGCGCCGCACCAATCTGGCCGGACATGGAGGTATGCGCCCAGCCGCGGCCACCGGTGCGAGCATACTCGTACACGGACTCTTCAAGACGGACAGAGCGGGACAACGGGATCAGGTCGTTAAGCAGAGTGAATTCAGTAGTTGGTTCGAATTCAGCCAGCACAGTCTGATCATAAGCGCGATACAGGCGGCGGATATCGTCGACAGCGTTCGTCGCGTCCAGCGCCGGAGTGTTTGCCGCATCACCACGCCAGCGGGTGCGGGATACGAAATCAGCTACTGCCTGAGCACTCATGTTGCGAGCCAGTTGCAGCTCATTGAACTGTGCCTGGTTCGCTTCGAGATTGCCCGTCTCAGTCGCGCGTCGGGTGGAAAATACAAACATTCAGTCTCTCCTTACTTGAACACGACGCGAACCAGATCGCCTGCTGCGGCGGTCAGGGACTTGTCTTCTTCGACATAGGCAAAGATGGTTTCATCTGCTGCCAGTGCTTTGATGCGGCCATTAGCCACAGAAACCGGCTGACCCTTGGTGTAAGTACCAGCGGCAGCACGAACGTTGAGGAAAACGCCCGGCGTTGGCTGGATGTTTACCACCCAGTCACCGATCGCATAGGCATCGTCAACCGTTTTGCAGCGCAAATAGTCGTAGTTAGCAACGTAAAGAATCGCGTCTTCAGCGCCATCAACAGACGGTGTAGGCTTGGCTGCACTGAAAAAGATAACGGTACCCGGCAGAAACGCTGCGGCCGCAGAACCTTCACGATTAAGTTGCGGGTTGGGGAAAATCCCGCCCGCGTGAATTACGTGTTTCCCGTCTTTAGCCATTTTTTACTCCGGCATTTCGCTGAAAGAATCGTTGTTGTTGACCGGACGGAATGCACCATTCAGGCCGGTAGAGGTCTGGCACTGAGCAAACAGGCCATCAAGGGCGGCGCCGTCAAGCGCATTCACCGCCAGGTCATCCAGCCCGAATTTCGCTTTTACGGCAGCGCGTTTTTCGCCTTTCTCTTTGTCAGAGTTCACGGCAAGGCCTGACTTAACGGCCGCCAAATCATCAGCAAATGGCTTAAACCATGCCGGCGCTTCTTCGCTGTTGCTGGCCTGCTCTTTTTTCTTAGGCTTGCCGGTGGCGGGGTCGATTTCGTCGCCGCCATCTTTCTTGGCTGCCGCCTTCTCTGCCGCTAACTGGTTGTAAGCGTCCATCAGTTCGGCATCGGACTTGCCTTCAGTCGGCTTACCCGCGGCTTGCAGCGCATTGACAATCATTTCTTTCATCGGATCGTTCTCTCCGTTGGTTTTAATCTCGTACTCAATGGGTTTGCGCACGACTTCTACAGGTTCGCCGACGAACACGGCTTTGCCGTCGTCATCGATGAGATACTTCTGTTTGAAATACTTGGCTTCATCGCGGTAGATGAAGTTGTCTGGCCATACCGATTCGGGCCAGAGCCACTTATCATCAGCGCGGCCTTCGTGAAGCTTGTCGCTGATGGCACGCTGGATATCGTCGAAAGAGAAATTCGAGGCGTTGGTAAAGAAGAACTTCGTTTTGTTGAGCAGACCCTCGCGAGTACAGTCAGCGGCGTCAGAGAGCAGGGCAACCTCAATCTCTACCTCTTCGCCTTCGGAGTTCACGAAAATGCCTACGCCCTCAGATGGCGTTCCAGCGCCAGGCTCATCGAGCAGCACCGCGACATGATCAAACATCATGTTGGTGGCGATCTCGTTGTACTTTTTACCTTTCGACTCACCGTTGGCTGCGATGCCGGAATACAGCAGGCCGGTTGAGATGTGGATAGGTTCAGAGTTCGTGCCGGCGATCATCTCATCCAAGCGGTTAATCAGACGCTTGCCCTTCTCGCTTGACTCGGCGTACTGGCGGTCGATATACATATCGCCGCTGACTTTTCCGTCTTTGTGGCTGACATTCTGGAGCCATGCGCCGACGTGGTAGTTATTCACCGCCCGGACATCGCGAGCGGAAACGTGCTTGCCGTCCACCTTCGGATGGCCCAGCGGCATCGGGTTACGCTCAAGCGTGTTGTAGGCCTTTTCGATTTCTGCTGCCGGGTACAACTTCCGGTTCATCACAATATCGTCCACGACAGGCGTGATGCCGCGAACCACGATATGTGGCTTCCCGTCGATGGTTTCAGTAGTGATGTTTGAAGCGGAGTTGACGACGGTCAGCACGTTAACGCGGTTGCGTTTCATGCTGGGTCCTCGTTATTGGGTGGTTTTGTGTAAAGCTCTGACGATAGCTTTTACTTGGCGGACATTGCCGCGACCTTGTGACTTGATGACTTTCCGATCACCTACCTGCTTCATCATCGCTTCGATGCCGCCGATCTTAACGTGCGTGCACGAGATATCGCCAAGTCGCTTTGATTCGAAATAAACACCGCTCATATGGGCCTCATTGGTGGATTTCAGGCATAAAAAAAGGCCGCCGGGGCGACCTTGTTGGCATTCATCAAAGACCCAACTCTCGGAGCTTATTCAGGTTGTGTTCTACTTTTCGTAATCCGTAATCACCATGCAATTTCAAACACTCCGCATTGTAGGCAAGGACGGCGTCTTTGAGTTCGATGTAGTAGCCAATATGCTTCTCATTGCCCTCTTTGGCAATTTTAGCCACCCATTTTGCCGTTTTGGTCGAGATGGTTGGGGTGTACCAGGTCACGCCAATAAAGCCTGACGTGGAATCGACCCTGAGCGACTCATTGCTCTTATTATCAGAGCTCGTTACAGCCCGAAGATTTTCGAGTCGGTTATCTGAGCGATCGCCATTTATGTGGTCGATAAAGGTGGGCTCATCACCGTTATACATCTTCCAGACTACCCGATGCGCCATTACCAACGCGCCATCAACTTTCACTCTGATATAACCATCTTTCCGTTTGTAGCCGCAAACTGAACCGCTTTTTACGCATCCTCTGGACTTCTTTGCCACTAGATCGGATCCTACTAGCTCGAATAGCTCATTTAGCCGATCTGCCGATGGGATGGGGACAACACCATTTTCTTTCGCAGGTAAGCATTGGGTTTTAGTAGCGCACTGTTTGCACGTACCACGATAACCATCAGTGCATCGGTCGCTTGTATAGAAAGATGTCAACGGCTTAGTCTCGCCGCATTTCTTGCATGATTTCATTCTAAACCTCGTAGCAGGTTTCGTAGATGATGGGTGCGGCAGGGGTGTCTACGTTCACCCTCTTCGACTGGCCGGTCTAGCCGCACGTCAATTTTATCACTTCACTTTTCGTCAGGCTTCCATTTCTTGCGCTCAGCAGCAAGTTTGTCAGCTAATCCTTCGTTGAATAGGTCACCATTTTCTGTCAGCAGGCAAGGTATTTGCGAACAATAGCAATTCCATTTATTGCCGTTCTCGGCGTAGAAGTCGCGCACCTGCTCGGTGGTGTAAACCTTGCCGTGACGGCTTGCATGCCACGCCCTCGTTGATGGCTTGAGAGCTGACAGCCACAGCAAGCCAGTATTCAACCCCAGCCTGTCGGCAGCCCAGTCAGTTTCGTTCCATTGCGCCTGTCGCAGTGCTCCGACCTGCTCAGTCTGGGCAATGTTCTTCGCCCGCGACATCGAAGCGTCTAAGCGCTTGCTGACTATGCTGGCTGTTTCGCGGGGATTAATTCCCCGGCCTATCGCATCGGCAATGACGTTAGCGAGGTCAGCGCGCGCCGAATCGCTTATCCCCTTCCAGTCGCTGTATGTGCTGATGTAAGCACTGGCAATCTGGTTTTGATACGCCGGACTGGAAAGCAGCACCTGCAATGTCGTCTGGCTGGCGTATACCGGCGACTGTACCGACAAATTCGTGAAGGCTTGCTGCGTTCCTCGCTCATACTCTGCGGCGACATAATCCAGCGCCCAGAGGTTCTGGCTGCCACCGTCCAGCAGAGCATCGTCCAGAATCGTTTGCACAATCTGGAGAAGGTCGGCTAACTGCACCGCTGTCATGTCGTAAATGTAGGTGCCGGCATTCACCTGATATAGCGATGGCTCAGCACCTCCGTTATTGCACATCAACCATGACCGTTCGCCATTAACCTCCCGCTGCCGGCCAGTCAGTCGCTGGTCAAACAGCACTTTCAAACGACGCTTAATATCCAGATACCGGCCTTCGATATCCTGAAACATCTTGCTAACCGGCCTGGCTGATTGAGTTGGGTCGACTTTGCTGCGGGGGATTATCGGCGTACCGACTTTACTCTTTTGCTCCTGGGTCATCGGAAAGAGGATCATTGGTTGTCACCTTGTCGTCGGGACTGGGCGGAATAACCTCTTTGCGCGGTTCAAGCTCACCGACTGCCCTTACCTCGTTCTCATCGACCGCCGGGGTGCCGTAGGCTTGCTGAGTTTTCTGCGCCACATCGGCCATAGTCGCCATATTCGCGAGCTTTTCTTTCTCACTTGGCGCCAGCAAGTCAGACCACGCCAGGGTGACCTCGCCCGATGCGGGAGGGTCGATAATACCAATAGTCCAGAATCGCTCTATCACTCGCGTAATGACATCAGACATAAAACCCCAGCGTCGCGCATTGCAACGATTGGCCCACGCGGTTTTATCCTCCTCTGAAGCGAGGTTGCCGGTCTGCTTGCCAAACAGGATGTTAAACGGACACTGAATCGTCGACGCGAATGAGTTTGCAGAAACCGTCCACGTTGGTGTCGGATCAGCTGCCGCAACAGAAAGAACGCTCGCCTTCCCTGCCTGCATGGCTATTGCAGCATCCGTACCGCGGTTAAGCTTATTCACCTTGTCATTCATCGCATCACCAAGGCTGTTATATCCAGCATCCTTGGCTTGCTTGATGAGCGTGTCAATTTGGGTGGCGGCGTCGAACTCCATCGCCAGTTGACGACTGGCGTTCTTCAGAAACCCCTCAGCACTACCGCCTTTCGTCTTCTCAATATCGAGGAGGTCATTGTAGCCGGCCTCAAGAAGCGGGATTCCCGACAGGATATTCTCATCCTCTGAGCCTTCACAGAGCAGAATGATACGGTCAGGATGCACCTGAACCGAACGAGGGCTGCTATACGTGCCCTCGTCGCCTATCGGTTGTTCATTAAACTGATAGCTGACGGGCTGCCCGTAGGTTTCCGACCAGGTATCAATATCAAGGTTGCCAGGTTTGACTTGCGGCTCCCATGCCGGGATCAGTTTAACCAGTGCAGCACTACCTAGCCTCTGGACCAGTGCCACATCAACAGGCTCACTCCAGTCTCGATTATCTTTCACCTGAATCAGAAGTGCTGAGTAACGCCCAACCATATTGCGGCGGTCAGCGTCTTTAATTTTCGCCCAGTGCTTTTTCATCAGTTTGGTAACTGACTTTTCCCATGGCGTAGTTTTGGTCGACTCCCTGTCTTCATCACCATCGATGATGGTCGGCCTGTCCATCCAGCAGGAATCCAGCAATTTATGGACAGCTGCAAAACCGGTAGAGCCGCGGCGATACTGGCGATAGAAGTTGTCAAACGTCAGAGCGTCAGGGTAGCCGAACTCGTCCCATAATTTGGTCCGCTTGACGTTGCCATTACGCCCTGCGTAGAGCATGCGCTGGCGCCCAATTGCATCAGCAAGGGCATTAACGAGGAACTGCTCCCCGGTGCTTAATTCACTCACTGATGAGCTCCTTAGAAGAAGACTGCGCCAACCTTTTTCGGTGAGTGCAGTACGCGGTAACGAGTACCATCCCAGTCATGATCTTCCTGCTGGGTGTCTACGTCGTCAGGGTTTTTATCGTCGCGGACAAGTACAGGGATACGGCTGATCCAACCCCGGCAATAGTCGAAAACGTAGAAGGCCGGCTTCTCAGGAATGCCAGACTCCAGATTTCCACCTTCAATAACGGCTTCCAGCATGTCAGCGAAGATCGACGCGCCATTGATGCGAGAGCCGGGCTTTTTGTCGGCTGCCAGCCATTCAACGGCCTGATTCTCCATCTTCTGAGCGATTGATAACTCATTATCCCCGGTGTTGAATATTGCCCCGTCAGCCGGGCCGGGAATAACCTCGCTGCAGATACCGGGCATGATATGCAATTGCCCCTGAGTAACGCCTCCGAGCTGAATTTCTTCCGGCTCATCTGCCTCTTCACCTACCAGCCGCTTATCAATCCACGCCACGCCTTTTGCGACGTTCGTCGAAGACATGTTCAGGCCTTTGTTCAGCTCGTCAGGCGGACAGCCGTACCACTCGCCGATCAGGATAAGAGATCCGGCAGGCGGGCAGAACTGCCGGCCATCTGGTAACTCAGCTGTAGTACCATCAGCTTGCGCCCACCACAGGTTGGAGAACGGCTTCGACTCTCCCCAGTCGTGAGAACGGTCGACTGTCCAACTATCCGGTATACGGAACGGCTTAATAACGTGCAGCGATTCATTCCATAGATGGTCGAAGCGTCCGCCGCTGGTGACGTCCCATGAGCCTTCTACCCACGCTTTACGCCGGTTCGGGTCTTTGATAGCCATCAGTGTCGCGATGTACTGCGGATCAAGATACGGGTTCTCTTTGAAGGAACCGTGGATTGCAACGCGGGTAAGCGTCACATCCTCTTCTTTCTCGGTCTGAGGGTTAAAGACCCGCTGCGTTTCGCGAATGATGGTGCCGCGAGGCGCTGGCTCGATGAAGCGTTTCTTCACCCAGGCATGACCGATGCCGAATGGGTTGGTAGTGCTGAATGTCTCCAGGGGGATCGGCTTCAACAGGCTGCCGTCCGCCAGCGGGTAGTTCTCAGGCCTAAACGACGAGCGCCGGCAGGAGAACATCATTTCGTAGAATTCAGCGGACTGCTGCTTTGTCAGCTCGTTGAAACCGATGAACGGGAATTCCTGTCCGTGATAGTCCCAATAGTCGCCCTCTTCTTTCCCAAACCGGAAGAGAAGCTCTTCGCCAGTCGGCCACACCCAACGCAATTCTGAGGCTGAAGCGAGATAACGCGCGCCGTCGTTAAACAGGCGATACATACGCTTTGACTGTGTAATGATGTCGGTGAGGTTTTTATACTCGGTGTCGAAAATTACGCCACGCCAGAACGAGCCATAGCCGAGGCCGACCAGACGCCGAAATCGGGCCAACTGCGCCGCTGTTTTTCCTGGCCCGCGTGTGCCCTCGTAGAGAATCTCGTTACACGGGCAACTCAGGGAGAGCGATTGCGAACCAGGAAGAGGCTTCCATACAGCTTTGTAATTCATCCACCTAATACCTCACCCTGCTGCTTCTGCGCTGCCTTTTCCCAGTCGTCCACGTTATCGCAGGACGGGACCGGCATAACGTTATGAGTAGCGACCACACTTTGCTCGACTTTTTGCTTATTCGTGTAGACGTCTCCAACATCCTTAGCGGCCTGTTCCAGCAGTTGAGCCGTCATTCCGTAGTTCTTCATGCCTTCAGCGTTGACGGCCATGCGATTAAGGACACGAAGCCGGTACGCTTTATTGGCGATCGGAATATCTGAAATCTCGGTCTGGAAGCGCTCACGGGTTGCATTGAAAAGGTCTACCCATTTCTTAGCCAATCCCTTACCGCTAACCTTCGTCGGATCGTGTGATTCGACTTGCTGAGGGGTAACTTTTATCCCGAAAGTTTTTTGGACGGCGTCGACCACAATCGACAGGGTGTCATAGCACGCAAGCATTTGAACGATGGCGGCTTTCACTTCTGGTTTTAGTGCAGCCATACATCACCATCCTTCCAAAGCATTCCAAATTTATGCCAGCTTGAGCATGCACGTCCCGCACGCCCTGGCAACATCGATATGAGCAACCTCCGCCGGCCTGTTCGCCGCATCAACCATTTCCTGCACGTCTTTGCTGGCGCCGTAACGCCGGACCACTCCAACGAACTCTTCGACGTCGTGGCCGCGAAGTGTCAGCACCGGCATCCCGGTCTCTTTGTTGAACTTCGGCGCGCCGAATTCGTCGGTAGCCTGGGCGATGTGGTAAAGCTCATGCTCAACCAGCGCGCAGAACTCAACGTCGCTGCATTGCTCGCAGTAGTCGGCCGCCAGCGTGATGATGAACTTCGGTATGCGACCGAACCATTCATGCATCTGCTGTTCCATGCGGGACTTCTGCCATCCGCCGGCGCGCATCATAACCTGCTCACACTGACCAAGCACAATGCGGCCACTTTTGGTGAATGCACCCGACGCCCACATAAACGAGATATCAGCGTCAGCGAGTGCATTAGCGAGGTGCTCGTGGTCAGGGTTGTGGATTCGACCCTCTTCAGAGAGGATGTGCTGATTTACCCACTCTCCGATTTCAGTGGCCGGGATAATCCGCGTATACGGTAGCCAGTTTTCGCCAATGAAGTTGACGGGAGGGAATGGTCGGCGGTCTTTAACTTCAGCCATACAGAACATTCCTCTGGGTTGCTCGAATACTTACCGGGGAATTGTTTAACCGGCAACTCATGAAACTTACATAAAACTCTGTCAATGGCGCTTTACTGACACCATTTGCAGAATTTTATAAATAACCATTCTACTGCGAGGCTCGTTGTTTCTCAGCTTGCCGGATGTCGGCTTTATCCCGGTTGCACTGGCCCAGAGCCGATAGCAGACTGACATTCAAATCGAGGCTTTGGCCCCATGTCAGGTTGTCAGGGATTGCCGGTTGCGGGGTTTCAGCTGTCAGGCTGGCCGGTAGTGGCACCACTGGCACCTTGACGTAAACGGTCTTTGTATTGCTGCAGCCGCTTAACTGCGCTAGCAGGCACAGGGCGATTAGCACAATCATCATTCGCAATAGCCACTTTGATGTCTGCCGAGGCTCCCGATGCGCCCAGTGCGATCTGCTCTTTTGCATGCTGATTGGCCTCTGCGATGGAATTGAAGATTGACATAGTGGTAAGGACGTTTGAGGTAATGGCCTGAGTGCCGTTTAACTGCTGCTCTGCTGTTTCGGCTCTGGTTTCCTGCTGACTGGCGGCATTGTGGAAATGCATTGCCAACCACCCGAGACAGACAATGATGCAGACAATCACCGAGGCGATAATGGCGGTTAAGCGGCTCATTGGTCCAACCCCCAGCACGTCAATGCGCTTTCCTGGTCACGCCGCTCAACCTGACCGTAACAGCCATTCTTTTGGCCTTTGGTCAGCCGGCAATCGCGGCCACCGTCTTTAATCCACCAACGGATCGCTTCACACGCGCCTTTGCGGTCACCGGCATTGATTCGTTTGTAAAACGTAGAGGGGAAGCATTTACCAGGTCCGATGTTGTACGGACAGAATGACGCGATACCGACTTTTTGCGGTGCCGTTAGAGGAACCTTGATATTCCGGTCTACCCACGCCAGCGCCTTGTCCCGCTCGATTGCATTTACCTGCTTACACTGCGCCTCAGTTGCTCTTTGCCCCTTAATGACGGGCTTGCCGTTGATGACCGTTACACCGTGGCACAATGACCACACACCACCAGGATCAACAACAGCCACCAGCGCATTACCTTCTTTCTCGCTGATGAACTGATCAAACAGCACTGGCGCTGAAGCACCAGCGGCAATTAGCGCCAGCATGGCCGCACTGAGTTTCGTTTTCAGATTGGCCATAGCTATTCATCCTGCGGTGGCGGCCCACCATAACCACGATCAAGGGACTGCTGATACATTTTCGTCCAGCGGCGCTTAAAGTAGAGATTGGTCAGGTAAGTCGCTACACCAATTATCACGCCACTGGCCAAGGCAATAAAATTCCAGTCAAGACCATGAAACCAGTCATAGGTCCTTGCCAGCCCTGTGCATATCAGTCCACCTGACGTGCAGTACGAGGCCGCAGAAAAGATTTTGTCAGGCATTTTCATAGTCTCCACCTCGCGTTGTTAGCGGGTGCTGTGCGTGAAAGAAGTGGGCGAGCTCTGCGCAAGCGCCCGACGGGTGGGTTATGAGCCGTCGCCGGTGAGCCCTGTATAGGGAATGGCCACCAGATGGATTTACGACAACACACAGAGTGAGTGACGTTCTGGCGGCACAAATAGAAAAGGCCGAACAAATGCGCGGCCTTTATATGTCTGAGCAAAAAAAAGCCCACTCGTCGAAGTGGGCAAAATGGTAGTTTGTTCAGTGGAGGTTACACCGCCAGCTCTGCCACAACGTCTTATGCACGTTATTTCAGGATTTAGCGAAACGATGCAACCACACAAAAAGTATAGTACGTAAAACAAGAAAAACATGGAGTGTGGTGCCGGGTGCCTCCCGGTAAGTCGCCGCCAGTCCACAGACGACTCGCAATGCGCAAAAAAACATATCAGACTGGCAATGCCCCTCCGCATAGGGGGATTCACCACACCAAAAATTTAACATCTGATGAAACTCGTTTCAATGCTCTACGACGATGTGACAGGGGTACTGATGCAATGCATCTCGCGAATACCCCTGTCGTGTCGCCGGAAAGCAAAAAGCCCAAGGCGTTAACCTCGGGCTTGTATTTTTGCTCACTTTCGAGCCGTCACGTTGCTTTTAGAGACTGCCGCTGTCTAACTGCTTTTTACTGATGGCTTGGCGACCAACTTTTTTCAAAGTTCATGCCGCCACTTAAAGTTAAGGCAGCATATCAAAGTAGACTCAAATATGACGTATTTAATCTACTTTTGCAATACTCCGCTGCGAAAATGTCGATTTTTGTTCCGAACGTGTTTTTGTTAAGGTGAGTAATGCTTCTCGATCCAACTGACCAAACACCGCAAGCATAGCCTCCCAGTGCACCGTAAACGTCTTGGACCAGTTTTTCACCTCTACACCCACCATAGCCGCAAGGTCCGCGTACTGATACTGGTCGCGCCCTGCCAGCTCCGCTTTCGCATCCTGCGCCGCCAGCCAGATAAGCTGACGCAGGCGATCTACCGTTTTCTTTGCAATGCGCACGCCGGCCAACTGCTGGCTGAATTGCTCCCACGCCCACCGGGTGATCGTCTCCTGGTTCTCCCAGCGGATATTGTCGCTGTAGTTCCACAGCAACCACGCTTTCTGATGCTCTTCCAGCGACAGCAGCGCGCGGCGCCAGCTGGCTGTCGAGTACTCAACGGGCATAACGAGGGCTATTGCGGAACCTTTGGCGCGGGACTGCTGCCCGGGGATTGGCGGGTTTGATGGGTTTACCATGCGGCCAGTGACCGGATCGGCTACTTTCTTCCTTCCCCGGCTGCGCGCCGTCGCTGCGAATTGAGCATTCTCAGCAAATGCTACCAGTTGCCCTTTCGTCGCACCGCTCAGATCGGCGGTGGCCACTATCAGCTGCTGGCGGACATACTGGAGGTATTGGGTGTTAATCATGCTGTCTCTCCCAGGGTCTGATAGATGCGGATGTAATTCCGTAAAATGCGATAGTCGGTCATCACCGTTCCGCGGTGTCGGCAGAGGCGGAGCTTTTGCCAGCGTTCGCGGATGCGGTCGATTACGTCCTGGTTCATGCGGCCTCCGCCATAAGCTGGTCATACGTCAGGTAAAGGCCCCAGCAGCTAAACAGCACATGCGCCTTAACGACGGCCATTTCCTCGTTGTTCCAGCGGCAGAACCATCTGATCGCGCCCATAACCTCGCTCTCTATCTGATGCGGTCCGTTCAGGTGGATGGGATAAACCACATCATCAAAAACAGCAGCAGTGGACATTGGGTATTGGATTTTGCTCATGCGGCCTCCCTTTGCTTGACGAGTGCGCGGCGTAACGCGCTGTAATGGCGTCTGATGCCTTCCAGTTCTTCGATGGTGTATCGGTGAGGGGTGTTGTTGTTTTCGAGCGCTTCGACGCGCTCAGCGCCGATTTTCTCTACCAGGCCAATGCGGTACTGCTGCTGGTTGCCCGACAGCTGCACGTTGCAGTGATGACACTGCTTATTGATATTGTCTTCGTTGTAGCGCAGGTGCGATGCCTTGCCGCGGGAACGGTAATGTCCTGCTTCCCATTGGACCGTTTCGAATGTGCCGCAGCTGATGCACGGCAGGTCAAAGTCCCGCTCGCGAATATAGTCATTAACGACGCGCTGGGTCATGTCTTCCCAGTGCTTAAGAGGTTTCACAGCTGCTTTGCGCTTGCGCCAGGCGGCACGCTCTTTTTTCTCTTTCGCCTGGGCCTGCTTATCGCGCTTCTTCTCCAGTTCCTGAAGCGCTAATTCAGAGCCATGCTCCGGACAGCACCAACGATGGTTTTCAAATGCTGGAGTAAATTTCGTGCGGCAGATTTTGCACCGGCGCTGAGTTTGCTTAAGCATGGCCACCACCCTGCACCTGCAGCAAAGTCAAGCTGCCACCGAACACCGCACCAGTATCGATATACATCTGGTTCGCGTATTTGAGAGGCTGGCGAGCCGGGGTATGCCCGAAAATAAACAGGTGCGCGCCGGTTATCTCATGCACAATTCCATCTTGCGCATCACTGACGCGTTCGCGGTTCCAGATCACCAGATCCGCATCAACTGGCTTATCAAACTCATATTCACTATGCGGATAATCGGCATGGCAAATTACGACTTTTTTATCACCTGTTTTCAGCTCAATGATGAGTGGTAATTCTGCTGCCTTATACGCAAGGGCTTTGGCAAGGCGCTCTTTGTCGTAATCAAGGTTAAAGAACCATCCGCCGCCGTTAACCAGCCAGTGATTAACGTTTCCGTGCGCTGACAGGCCGTCGATCATCATCTGCTCATGGTTTCCCCGCACAGCTCGGAACCACGGCTGGTTTATCAGGTCCAGGCATTCAACATTCTCAGCTCCACGGTCAACCATATCGCCAACGGAAATAAGCAGATCATGGGTCGGGTCGAACTTAACCTTATCCAGTTCACTCATCAGCAGCGTATAGCATCCATGCAGATCGCCAACTACCCATACGTTGCGCCAGTCAGCGCCGTTAATGCGTTGATAAATGCTCATGCAATTTTCCTTCTGGCAGCGCGGCGCAGCCAGCGGACGTCCGCCAGGTGAGCCGTATAGTGGAAGGTTGGAATGTCGGAAGGCTTAACTTCGACTTTGCGCTGGCGGCGCGCAGAAACGCGGAAGATGCCGCGCTCGATGACTTTAGCGAGTTGGCTGCTCATCAGGCCTCCTGCTTTTGCTGCAGCTGCTGATATTCGCAACCGTGTGGAATGGTGAGAGCCAGACCAAACTGAGCGCACCAGGCCTCTACTTTGGTCAGGAAGATGTGCATTTCGCCGGTATCCAGATCGGAGGTATGAATGGGTTCCCAGGTCGTGGTTTTCTCGCCAGTGATGAAATCGGTGTAGGTTACCTCTTCGCAGCCGAGATAGGTCTTTTTGAGGTTGCGCTTAACCCACTCAGGTGTCGCATCGGTACGCCCGGAGTTAATCAGGTATTCACTGATTTCCGTGTACCACATGTGACTGAGTGCGTTCTGGCTCAGGCTGCGTTTTTCGCGCCACTCTTTGACCTGCAGACGCAGACATTTGCCTTCAGAGAGATGCTCCTGAAGAATCTGGCCTATAGCGTTGAAATTGCCGCTGTGCAGCTTAATACCGCATTGAGGGATGTTCACGCTTCACCTCCTGAGAGGCTAAACGCAGAATGCAGAAAATCGCCGGTGGCTTTCGCCATCGGTGACAGGTATTGCTTTAAGGTTTTGTGCGCCATGTGTCCCCACTTGGCGCCGGATAATCGTGTCAGTTGCTCAGGCTGACGAGGTAATTATGGCCGGTTGATTATGGAAAATCAATGTGTGAGGAACTGCCATAAACTCTGGATGTTGTTCAAAGCATAGATGCCGGAACAAATTATGGCGAACGCCGTGATGACTAGGCAAGGATACATACAAAGTTGATAAATCAACTCGCCTCTTTTAACTCTTTTCCACTCTTTTTTTAGAACGTTAAATGATGCTTGTGTAAAATCGGCTTGTGTTGTGGTAAATTGCGCGTTGCCTGCATAGGCGTCTTCAAGCATTTTCGTTATAACTTCTGATAACCGCTCTTCTTCAGGAGACTGCTCTCCATAATTTATCCTAAGATTTATTTCAGATAGCAATTGACTGACTCTTTGCTTATCACCTTCAGGGACAAGATTACCTTCTGCAGATAAATTACGCACTGTTAAAAGAATCGAACTAAATGTGGTAAGGGCGAGCCTCAACTCTTGTATCCATGTCTGGCGGAATTCAGAAGTCTTGTTTTCTTTGGTCATTACCAAACCAATACCACCTGCCGCTGCCGCAATCACCCCTGCGGTAATTGCCGCCCATGCTTCGTTCATATCATATCCTTTAATTCGCAAGCAAAAAAATACCGCCATGAGGCGGTAGTTTAGGCGACTGGAAGACCGAGTTTATGCTTTTTCGCATTGCTTTCGGTTGGCTCTCAAGCATCACGCAGGAGATGCTCCTCTGGCAAGTTGGTTGTCTGACCTCTCAGCTTTTCATGCATTGACCGACGTCCACTACGACACCGGCGAAAGCTGCTCCCCATCCGGGTCAGCCGGCACGCTCAGCTCAGCCTTACGCGCCACTTTCTTCTCACTATCCAATCTTGGTTCATCCCCTGGTCAGACGCTCAGATGTAGTGCTCTGCAGCGGCATGCGGGGGAATACAAAAACTCGGACAAAATTAGGCCCTCCTTTTCGGATCTCTCGCGGGGATAAACCGATTTAACTACTTGTAGCAAAAAGATACAACCACCAAATATGCAAATTTAAAAGTAAAAGTAGCTATTATTTTAAATGTAGTCTTGGCTCTCCGTCTTTGGGCTCCGGCCAATCACGCAGTTTGTTCACCGTCAGTTTTTCAATCATCGCCTGGGTAATCTGCTCGTCAGTGATACCGGCACGGCGTTGTGCATCCCACAGCAGAAACTGCATATCAGCCCACTCGCTGAGGTCGTCAGGCTCGGCAGCGGCTTCCAGCGCTTCTTTGCTGAGGTGTTTCAATGGGCCAATCGGGCCGACATTACCGAAAGTAGCCTGTGACCACTCGGCGTGCTCGCTGCGTACCTGGTCGCGGTCCGGAGCTGACTGCGCGTGGCGATAGAGCGCAACTGGCCTAACCATTACCGGCTCAGCTTTTACCTTTACCGCTGCTCGGTACTTCGTTAACGTGGCAAGATTCCTCTCGGAAACAAAACACACCGGCTCTCTATCCATTGCGGCCAGCGCCATGCCGTCGATAATCCCTTGTAGCCTTTCTGCTTCCCGTTTCCATGCGACCCATGATTTTGGATTTCTATCTATCGTTTCAACTTCATCAAATTCATCACGCATTGCTTATCCCCTTAAACATATCGCATTCGCAGTTTTTAGCCTTTCTTCCACTGCCGCAATGACACTTCTGATTGCGTATTTCGCCTGGTACATTTTTTACCAGCGCTCGCTTTCTGGCCTCTTCACGTTCGGCATCACGTAAAACTAAACGCCAGTCGCGCATGATTTTTGCTATCTGGTTAATTTGATGGTCATGGCCTAATCTCCGTTCTTCCGCCCAGAATTCGGATTGCGATTCTTTCCCGCAAAGTTAACTGCCGATGCTTGCCACGAGCATTTACGATTTCAGGATTACCGGTTGGCGGGTAATTAACCCTGACTGATTGACCATCCAGTGCGTGGGCCGCTTCAAGCAGCGTTGCCTTCAAATGTTTAGGGCACTCTTTCTGCACTTTTTCGCCGTCTGAAATGATGCCTGCAATGCCCTGCAGCAAGCTGGCTAAATCGCTAAGATAATTTTTCATGGTCACTCAGCCTCCACCTTGATGCCAGCGGCGGTAAGCATCTCTTCAATTTCCCAGCGTGCATAAACCGGATAGCGCTCTGAGCCATCACAGCAACGGTCTTTCTCGCTATGAGATACCGCTACATCATCCCAGTAATCATCTGGCGCATGACCTGCCTGAATCCAGATTAAGTGGGCGTGTGGCTTTGGCATCTTCACGGTGACGGTGCGGGACTCCTCATCCAGAGGCGGCAAGTCTGGAGTTGTCGCGCCAAACAGAGCCGCCAGTGCGCGATAGTTCTGCTCGCTGTGATAGCGACCTTTGCAGCGGACCAGCTTCTCGGCTGCTGCGTTGATGGTCTGCGCCTTCTCCAGCGCCTCTACCAGCGCGAGGGCTTCACCCTCTTTCAGCACTACAGTGTCAAAGTTTTTGAGCTGATTTTTGATTTTGGTAATCAGCGCCAGTTCGGTGATATCAGTTGTCATGCGGCACGCTCCGGGGTTGATACACATACTGAGATTCGATAATGGCTACCGGCATCAAATACGAACCCACAAGCATGCCTTGACAGCCCATGTTTTACGGTTTTCCTTGCTTGTTTATCGGCTTCGCGTTGAGCCTGGGCTTTGCTCATGCGGATTATGTTAAAATTTGAATCAGTCATCGGTCCTCCGATGCCAAAAACTGGCTTCAGCATTTGTCGACCCCCTCGCGCAGCTGATACGCTACCATTGCGCAGATGTTCGGTGCGTCGGCGAAGTCATCATCATCCGAAGTCACCAGTGCTCTAACGCAGGCCTCTGCACCATCAGCCTTAATCCCGGCTACGATGCGATCGGTGGCTGGACATGCCTTCTTGATAGCCTCTTCGGCTTCTGCCCGGGTCAGGAATCCGCTTTTCCCGTCATTGCTGACCATCTGGCTGTCGAACCATGCCTGCAGGCCAGCAACGGTAATATCATCGGGAATCTCGGCCCCAGCTTCGTCTGTAGTACCTTCCAGCCAGTCGCGAGCAGCAGACTCCCTGCCAAGCGAAAGGCAAGCCAGCGCCGCCTGAGCACCCAGCATCGTTTTGTGGAACATCCATGAAGTGTTAAGTTCACGGGCTGCGCCGTTGAGAAGATAGGTATTCTCCGCAGCCAGCTGCTTAAACGCTTTCGCCAGCTCCAGATACTTCCGCTCTTTGATTGACAGCTCGCCTGCGCTCTCCAGCGACTGAATGAGCTCGTTTACTGTTTCAATGTTCATTTTCTCACCCCTGCCAGGCACTGGTTAAACAGTTTGGTCAGCTTGTTTGCGCCGCAATGGCGATTGCTAAACTGAAGGTCTGATGTATCGGTTATGGTTGCCTGTTCAGTCAGGGTGTAGCGGTAGTGCCTGCACTCCCCTTCACGCTTGACTTGCCCGTCACGGTTCATCTGCCAGAGCGCTGAATTGACCACCGACGGATCCAGTTCAGTAGCGTGGCGTATCTCATTGAACGAGCACCCAGGGTGCTGACCGATGAAGTTAATAACGGCTTGTTTGCCAGAGTTCTTTTTCATCAGATAAGTCCTCTCTCTTTCCCGCGCAGGTATTCATCCCACAACCACTGAGCCGGAGTTAACGCGCCGAGCGATGCCGCGCTTGGCATGCATCCGAAGCTTTTGCCTTCAGGGTGAAAACCCTGCTGACGGCTGACATGGTTTGTGGGGATGGCTTCCTGGTTGTTCTCCAGAGCCAGTACCGGCGACGGTATTTGTTCTCCGGCGGCGACTTTCAGCGCCCAGTCTTCCAGCTTTTTAGCGGCATATTTCTCGGTTTCTGCCTCGCTGAGCTGGCGCTGGTACATTGCCCGTCGGGTATCGGTGACAATCCAGTACATAACCGGGTGAGACCATGGGAAGCGCTCGGCGCCGCCGGTATGGAGCCCCTTCTCGCGGTTGTAGCGGTGAAATTCACCCATCACGTCAGCCAGCTTGATACCGAGGACTGTGCCGCTGTCCTTGCACCATTTGATGAACTGCCCAGGCGATGGCCAGAACGGCGATTCACTGGCTCTTGCATGGCGCACGCCGGCGGATAACTGCTCGCGGGTGCGGATGCCGTTTTCGGCAAAAGCGGCAATCCACTGGCGTTTCGCTGTCTTCTCTTCGGCATCGGTCCGCAGGTTGGTCTGGGTAGATGCCGGGAAGATCTGCTTCAGCTGACGGAACAGAGAGTCAACCAGCCTTTCAGCTTCGAAATCGAGAAGCCTCTGCGGCTCCGTGCTACCTGCGGCCATTCTGGCCAGCGCATCACCATCGCGATTGCTGATCGCGGTCATAAGCTGAGCGGTCATATGAAGTCCTTCCAGCCTTCAGGGCTGTTCCAGTGCGGGGAATCAGGTTCGCTTCTCTGGCGCCTTGAAAGTGGATTGACTCTCGCGTTCCTGAGCCATACCCGGAATGCCGAGTTCCAGTCGATCAGCTTTGTACCGCGAGCCTTGTGATAATCACGAAAGTTCAGCAGCTCGGTTTCAATGTTGATCCCTTTCTCCGAGGCAATCGCAATGTGATCTGCCGATGGCTTGAAAGCCGGAGGGAAAGGTATTTCCCCGTTTGGTGAAATCCCGATCCGTCGCTTTGCCGCCTCGCTGATAAACTGCCCTCGCGCAGAGAGAGAGTCTGGTTCAGTGACTGGTTCAAAAGAGTGACTGGTTCTGGTGCCATCTGGTGGCATAGGGGGTGTGCCATCAGATGGCATAGGGGGTGCTATTTCATGGCACACCCCTGTGCTTTTTGGTGGCATAGGGGTGGCGTCAAGGTTCAGATAATACACGTTGGATGTATTACCCTTCCCGTTGTTGACCCCAACGCGATTCTCACGCTTGAGCAGCCCCATATCCTCAAGCGCATCAATATGGTTGCGAACAGCAGATTTGCTGCATTCGCACTGATCGGCAATGTGTTGATACGAAGGCCAGCATTCGCCCTTGTCGTTGGCATTGTCGGCCAGTTTGATAAGAACGAGCTTACGCAGTGAGTTTCCCACTTTGACCCCCATTGCTTTCGCCATAAGTGACATGCTCACGTGCTACCTCCGGATTGTTTACTCTTACAGATTTACCAGGCATAATTACCTCGCAATTACCTCTTCGTTTTTGCATCTGAAAGCCGTTAGTGTTTACCCACTGCGGCTTTCGCCCTTCTATTCCCACTCATGCTTCAAAGTCACCTTTCTCTCCCGGCCTGTTAGAAATCAGGATGGCCAGCAGTAGCGACATGTTCGGCAGCAGACTTTCCCGCCAGCGACTCACCGTCGACTTATTCACTCCGGCCACTTTGGCGATATTCGTGGTTCCCAGTTCAGCTATCTGGCTGTGTAACCAGCTTTCTATCCTGCGAGCCTCCACTTTGTTGCGTGTCGTTGAACTCTCCATTTGTGATACTTCCTCTGGTGTTGTTTGGAATGGCCTCCTGTCAGGCGGCGGGAATGCCCTTCAGCGAAGGGAATAGCTCAGGCAGGTCAGGTCTTATCTGATGCGCCTGAATCTCTCCCTTAGTGGCATTGACGATGCTGTTTACGTGCTCTGGCGAAACCTTTGCTTTGTTGTGGAGCCACTTGTAAACCGCCTGTTGAGAAACATCACAGGCTTCGCCAAGTTTTTTTTGCGAACCGACAATATCAATGGCGGTTTTAATGGTTGGATTCATAACAACCTCCGTAGTTAACACAAACAAAGAATAAAACTATGGTTGTATTTAGTCAACAACCATTTTCGTTTGCTGATATAAAACCTTGGTTGTAAATTGAGATAATGAAAACGACACTTGCAGAAAGATTGAGAGAAGCCAGAAAGGCTGCCGATATGACCCAGAAATCTCTGGGTGATGCTGTTGGGGTTAGCCAGGCGGCAATTCAGAAAATTGAAACAGGAAAGGCAAGTCAAACCACTAAGCTGCTTGATTTGGCAAACGCTTTAAAAGTTCGTCCAGAATGGCTTTCTTCTGGCCATGGAGCTATGCGAGAGGACGATCAGCAGAAACAATCAATTTCGCCGAAAAATGGTAATTCTGATGTCTTTAGATTGGATGTGTTGGATATTTTAGTCAGCGCTGGCCCGGGCATTGTGAATCAGGAGTTCGTGGAGATTCTCCACTCCGTTGAGTATGCGCCGGCAGAAGCTCGCCATATGTTCGATGGGCGCAAGGCCGAGAATATCCGGATCATAAACGTCAGGGGCGACAGCATGTCCGGCACGATTGAGCCTGGAGATCTGCTGTTCGTCGACATCAGCGTTAAGAGTTTCGACGGTGACGGGATATACGCGTTCCTGTACGACGATACAGCGCACGTTAAGCGCCTGCAGAAGATGAAAGACAAGCTGCTGGTTATCTCAGATAACAAGATTTATGCAGCCTGGGATCCGATTGAGAAAGACGAGATGAACCGGGTTTTCGTGTTCGGCAAGGTGATCGGCAGCATGCCGCAGACGTACAGGAAGCATGGTTGAGGGTTTAACTTATGGAAAGAATTGCATTTTTATACGTATCTCAAATCTTTCCTGGAAAGATAGCTCGCTCACTGAACTACCCACAACCATGGATAAAGCCAGATGAGCAATCAGGTAAAATAAGCATTGATGTTTCCTTTGGTTTGATTATCAGAGCCAAAGTAAATTATCGAGTTGATGTTGATTTATTTTTTGGCGATCAAAGGGTTGAGTTCGGAAGTAATCAGTCTCTTCACACAGACCCAATAGTTGCAGGAACAACCTCAGGCAATGAATCAGTAAGCATTGAAAATATGTCTATTATGAATATTCACGCCGAAAATGAAGGCGTTTACAGAGTAACATTAGCCCTCCACGTGATTGATGACAATGAAAGCAGTCGAATGATTCATAATAGCGAGTGTTTTTTCTATTTATCAAAAGAATGGAAACTTTGACATGACACGCTCAGCTTTTGTTATGCGAGAAGCTAAAGTTGCCAATGAAGAATACGACGTGCATAATTTGAACAATGGTTATGATGATGGGGGCGGCGGTGGAGGTGGCATGACAGAGCGCTTGGATCGACTCGAAAAGAAAGTTGACTCAATTGAGTCAAGCTTGTCACACCTTAACGAAACCTTATCTCGCATTGATAATAAATTTGAACGTATAGACGACAGATTCAACACGATCGATAAACGATTTGATGAAGTCGACAAGCGTTTTGACGCCGCCAGCAAATCTCTTTCAGACAAATTAGAAACCGCTATAAAGCTCACTGAAGCAAACACGAAAACGACTGTAGCTGAAGCAAAACTAGCAATCATTTTAGCTATCCCCGCCATAATTGGCGCTGTATATACAGCTTACAAACTTCTTACCAAACAGTAGAAATGCCGGTTACCACGCCGGTTTTTCTTTTGTCCGTAGATCCCCTTCAGGCCACCGCCCTACCTCCAACATAACTTATTGATTATCTCGAAGATCCAGTATTATTTCATTCACCCCCCCACCACCTCGTCACCGCCCCGATCCCTATGGTTAACCAGCACACATGAACCAGGTTTTTATTGCCCCTTCCTCGCGAACTCCGCAGCATCACGCAGCAGCCCCTTGTGAATCACGTTGCCTACGCTGCGCCTCTTAGCCTCCAGCTTGCCTACTATAGCGTCCCGGTCAATCACCACCCCCTCAATAATTAGCTCCACCACTGCCCCGCCAATCTCCCCAGCTATAAAAGCAGCCCTGTCTTCCAGCAACTCATCCCGTTCCATATCCATACCTAGCCCCATAATCTTGCCCTCTTTGATGTTTTTTTGAGCATAACAGCACGCTTTACAAAAATAAATAACCAATAAAAACAACTAAATAAAACCATAGCAGCCACTTAAACAACTATTGTTGTTGACTTAAAAACAACTATGGTTTTAAATTAACTCATCCAAACAACACCGGCAACGCCGGGTAATCGTAACAACGCTCAGCTGGCCGGCTTTAAGGCAAGGGTGAATAGATGATCCGCGAAGAAGACAAGCCAGCATGGCGTCGTTTTTGGTTAAAGGTCGTTCCGTTTTTGGTTGCTGTAATCGCAGTTAGCTATCCGTGTTGGGGTGGCAAATGAGCAAACAAGGCATTCGTTCACTGATTTACTGCCTGCTGGTCTGCGGCGTTATCTGGGCGGCGGCGATTATCAAAATTCTGCACGTTACGGGGGTGTTCCATGGCTAAAGCAATTCCAAACAACGGACGCGCCGTAATGATGCGCAATCGCCGCACCGGCGCAGCCTGGCTGGTCAGCTTCGACTATCGCGACGGCAGCTACTGGCATGAGCCGCAGGGCAATCTGCGCCACATCCGCCGGCCATACGCTTCACGCAGTATCGAACCGAACCTGGTACCAGCCGGGACGCATTAACCAGCGCATATCAGCGCACGAATTTAACTGAGCTATCAGGCAGCCATTACGGTGCCGGGCGTTTCACAACCAAATTTCAGGGGAAACCATGAGCGAAATAATGGAATTAGTCGTCATCGAGAAAAAGAACGCGATGGCGGTTTTCACCAATAACGACCAGCTCGACCCACTTATCGAACTAATCGAAAAAGAGGCTCGCAGTCTGGTACCAGACGTGACCACCAAAAAAGGCCGCGACGCTATCGCATCCATGGCTCACAAGGTCGCGCGCTCTAAAACCTACATTGACAACGCAGGTAAAGACCTGGTCGCTGAGTTGAAGGCGCTGCCAAAGAAGATCGACGAAAGCCGCCGCATTGCTCGTGAGCGTCTTGATGCGCTGAAAGATGAAGTGCGCCGGCCGCTGACTGAATGGGAAGCCGAGCAGGATCGCATTAAGGCCGAAGAAGCCATGAACGCGCTGCACGCCGAAGCGCTGGAAATGAACATCAAGTTTGATCAGGAGTTGGCGGCCAAGTTCGAAGCGGACCACGAAATGGCCCTGCTGATGGATAAAGATATTGACCGCGAACGCGCAGATAAAGCAGCCGAAGCCGAACGCCAGCGCATTGCCCGCGAAGAAGAGATTAAGCGCCAGGCGGAAGAGAAAGCCAAACGTGAAGCAGCAGAAAAGGCACAGCGTGAAATTGACGCTGCGGCCGCCAGAGAGCGCGAGGCAATTTTGGCAAAAGAGCGAGCAGAACGTGAGCGCATTGAAGCTCAGCAGCGGGCCGAGCGCGAACAGCGAGAAGCAGCTGAACGTGCTGAGCGTGAAAAGCAGGCTGCCGTGGAAGCAGAGCGCCGCAAAGCACAGGAAGAAGCCGACCGCATCCGCCGCGAGGCAGAGCAACGAGAACAGGCCCGCCTGGCTGAGGAGAAGCGCAAAGCTGACGAGCAGGCGCGGCGGGAAGCCGACGTTAAGCACCGTAAGACGGTCGGTACTGACATCGTGAAAGCCCTGCAGGCCAATACCAGCCTAACCCGCGATCAGGCGATTGAAGTTCTCACAGCGGTTAAAGACGGTCGCATTCCTCATACCGGTATCAGTTACTGAGGTGCTTATGAATGCATACCGCGCATACGACGCTATCGAAGAACGGAAATGGACTGAACAGTCGCTCACCGAAGAGAAGCAAAAGTGGATTGACGATCGGGCGCAGGAAATTATCGACGCCCTGCCGAAAGAGCCGTCAGGCCTGTTCCGCTTCTCTGTTCCGATTGACAAAAGCCCATACGAAGGCCTCCGCAGCGACGCAGCTGGCGAGGCATATAACGATCTCATTTCGGCAGTAGCTTACGCCCAGGCGGAATACGACTGGGATCACCGCACCGGCTGCCCGTTTTAACTTTGGGGAATAGCAATGGCTAACGAACTTGTGATTACAGCCAGCTCTCTTGCTGAGCGAGGCATTGACGGCGCTACCTGGAGCGCCCTCAAAAACAGTATTTACCCTGGCGCCAAGGATGAGTCGGTGATGATGGCGCTGGACTACTGCCGGGCCAGAAATCTCGATCCGCTTCTGAAGCCCGTTCATCTGGTGCCAATGAGCGTTAAGGACTCGAAGTCGGGTAAAAGCGAGTGGCGCGATGTGGTTATGCCTGGCATCGGGCTTTATCGGATTCAGGCCGATCGCTCCGGTGATTACGCTGGCGCAAAAGAACCTGAGTTCGGTCCGGACGTCACTCTGACGCTTACCGGTGTTGAGGTGACAGTCCCTCAATGGTGCAAGTACACGGTCAGCAAGCGCATGCCAAGCGGGGAGATCGTCGAATTCAGCGCGAAAGAATACTGGATTGAGAACTACGCGACCGGCGGGCGCGACACTACCGCGCCAAACGCAATGTGGAAAAAGCGCCCTTACGGCCAGTTGGCGAAATGTGCCGAGGCTCAGGCTCTGCGTAAGGCATGGCCCGAAATTGGACAGCAGCCCACTGCCGAAGAGATGGAAGGTAAAACGCTGGAAGTGGACGCGCGTGACGTAACGCCGCGCAGCACGACAGAGGCGCTTCCCCTCGTGGCCAGTGAGGAAACGCTGCAGGCAATCACCGACCTCCTGACGTCCCTGAATAAGGACTGGGAGCAGGACTTCCTGCCTCTGTGCAGCAACATCTTCAAGCGTGACATTTTCCATGCATCACAGCTAACCGAAGAAGAAGCGCAGAAAGGCTTTAGCTTCCTCCAGAAAAAAGCGCAGGTGGCAGCATGACACCAGAAATTATCCTTGCACGCACTGGCATTGACGTTACCCGCGTTGAACAGGGCGATGAATCCTGGCACCGCTTACGCCTCGGAGTGATCACTGCCTCGGAAGTCCATAACGTCATTTCAAAACCGAGATCAGGCACCAAGTGGACTGACATGAAAATGTCTTATTTCCACACGCTGCTCGCAGAGGTTTGCACCGGCGCGGCACCGGAAGTTAACGCCAAGGCGCTGGCCTGGGGCAAACAGTACGAGGACGACGCTCGCACCCTGTTTGAGTTCACCACTGACGTGCAGGTCACCGAGTCGCCGATCCTGTTCCGCGACGAAGGCATGCGCACAGCCTGCTCACCTGACGGCCTGTGTAGTGATGGCCGCGGCCTTGAGCTGAAGTGCCCTTTCACCTCTCGCGACTTCATGAAATTCCGGCTTGGCGGCTTCGAGGCTATCAAATCCGCCTACATGGCCCAGGTGCAATTCAGCATGTGGGTGACCGGAAAGGATGCCTGGTATTTCGCGAATTATGACCCTCGCATGAAGCGTGAAGGCATTCACCACGTGGTTGTTGAGCGCGACGACAAATACATGTCCGACTTCAACGAAATGGTGCCGGAGTTCATCAGCAAGATGGACGAATCGCTGGCTGAGATTGGCTTTACCTTTGGGGAGCAGTGGAAATGAAACATCACCGCGACGCCATAACCGTAGGAAAAGTGAAGTGTATGTACTCCGTAATTCGCCGCGGCTGGCTAATGCCTTGGGGTTAAGTGGTGAGTAACCCGTTAAAAGCTCAGAGGCTTGCAGAGAAGCTGGACACGAAAAGAGGTGCGCAATGAATCGATATTCTCTGATTTACGCCGATCCGCCATGGTCCTACGGAAACACAATCAGCAACGGAGCCGCCGTTGACCACTACTCCACCATGCGACTGATTGACCTTAAGCGCCTCCCGGTATGGGAACTGGCAGCGGATAACGCCGTATTGGCGATGTGGTACACCGGAACCCACAACCAGGAGGCGATCGAGCTGGCCGAGGCCTGGGGCTTTACGGTGCGCACGATGAAGGGATTCACCTGGGTGAAGTTGAATCAGCTGGCCGAACTGCGCATTACCAAGGCTCTGGCGGAGGGCGATGTGACCAACTTTTACGACTTCCTCGACCTGCTGAATGCCGAGACGCGCATGAACGGTGGCAACCATACCCGCGCCAATACCGAAGACGTGCTGATCGCCACCCGCGGCGCCGGGCTGGAGCGCAAGCACGCCGGCATTAAGCAGGTGGTCTACAGCCCACTCGGCGCGCACAGCGAGAAACCGTGGGAAGTTCGCCACCGCCTGGAGCTGCTCTATGGCGACGTGCCTCGGATTGAGTTGTTCAGTCGCAGCGCTGCGCCAGGCTGGAGCCACTGGGGAAACCAGTGCGCCACCGCTTCCGTTGAGCTGATCCCCGGTTGTGCCATCGACGTAGTGAAGACGGTGGCAGCATGACGCCAGAAATAGAAAACGTTATGCGCAATCAGGGGCGCCAATGCGTTGATGAAATCCGCCGCGCCCTGAAGGCCAAGCCAAAACCGAAATGGAATGAGGTGGTGCCGCCGATCCTCAAAAAGCACCACGAAAAAATAAAGCCAATGGGCATCAGCCTTACGGCATTCGTCAGCAGCATTGGCCGCATGAATGGGCGGTATGGAGTGGAATCATGAAAGAACGCGGAATGATTTTTAACGGGGAGATGGTGCGGGCCATTCTCGATGGGCGGAAGACGCAGACGCGGCGGATTATGGCGCCACAGCCAGCAGACGACATTGAGCGTAGCGCATTTCCTAACCCAGATGCAATTGGCTGGAAATCCACTCTCAAGCACAAACATGGCAGCACCACTGCTCATTTTTGCCCATTTGGCAATGTCGGCGACCGCATCTGGGTGCGTGAGACCTTCGCCTGCCTCGGCAACGAAGATGGTTGCGCTATTGACTGGAACGATAATCTGGTCAAAGCCGGCGGCCCTGACGCAGCACGTATTTACCGCGCAAGCTGCGAACAGAAGCCAGGCAACTATGGGTTGTGGTCAATCCCTGACGATGCTTTCTGGAAACCGCACACCGACGAAATGCAATTCGAAGGCGCCTGGGTTCCTTCCATCCACATGCCGCGCTGGGCCAGCCGCATAACGCTGGAAATTACCGCTGTGCGCGTTGAGCGGCTCAACAGTATCAGCCAGGAAGACGCTATTGCAGAAGGCGCACCTCCGAGCCACCGATCCATTGATGCTGTATCACAGCAGTATGGTTACCCAGATTTTTCACGTTCGTGGTTCGGGCAGACCTGGGGACACATCTACGGCGCTGAAAACTGGAATGCTAACCCCTGGGTTTGGGTTATCGAGTTCAAACGCGTTGAAGGCGGTGCAGTATGAACAGAGCCTCTCCCGTTGATTTAAGGAAATGCCTTGAGGCCGCACATGGCCTCGCTCATATCGGTATCCGTTTTGTGCCGATCCCGGTAGCGACAGAGGAAGAGTTCCAGGCACTGTCTGCCGAGCTTTCACGAAAGCTTGAGCAGATGGCGGTTGAAGCGGAAAAAAGCGAAGGCGGTGCAGCATGAGCGCAGAAATCATCGATCAGGCCAACGAGCTGGCAGAACGTCGACTTGAACAAACCATCCAGAACATGCGCATCAACCATAACGCGGTATCGGCCACTCACTGTGTGGATTGCGGGGACCCTATACCGGCACGGCGTCGGGAACTGGTGGCTGGATGTCAGCGCTGTGCTGACTGTCAGGAGGAAGAGGAATTACGCGGTAAGCACCGGAGGCCGTGATGTTCAAACTGATACAGCGCGGACAGGTTTACGCCGACAGCCACGGATGGCCGGTGCTGATTCATAGCTGTGATGACAAGACGGTTCGTTACTGGCGCCAGGGTCGGATCAACACGGCAAGCATCGACCGATTTAATAACGATTTCGAACCGCTCACCCTTGAAGAAGCGCACCAGATACGCGCCGAACTGGAGCAGAGCGAGCACATTAAGAAGTTGCGCGCCCAGCGCGCGGCCTGATTCAGGAGAGTATATGAGCGACGTAATTCAACTGGTGCCTAACAAGTGGGTCACAGAAAAGAAACTCACAGAAATTACCGGTCTTCGTTCTGGAACAATTGAACGAGCCAGAAAGAACTCCTGGTTCGTTGGCCGAGAATATATGCATGTATCACCTGATGGTGATCCAAACCCGAACAGCCAATGCATGTATAACCTGGAAGCGATAAATCAGTGGATAGAGCGCCAGTTATCGAAACAGCCAGGTGCTCATTCATGCTGAAAGCGATATTCTTAACATGCTCTTGGGCGCTGGGGAGGAAGAATGGCCAAATCGTCATATCCAACTGGCGTTGAGAATCATGGCGGATCGCTTCGCATATGGTTCATCTATCAGGGCGTCAGGGTCAGGGAAAACCTTGGCGTTCCTGATACACCAAAAAACAGAAAGACGGCTGGCGAGCTAAGAAGCTCAGTATGTTTCGCAATCAAAATGGGTACTTTCAACTATGCCAGCCAGTTTCCTGAATCTCTTAACCTGAAAAAATTTGGAGTTGAGAAAAAGGAAATAACAGTAAAGGAAATTGCTGAGAAATGGCTTGAGCTCAAGCGGATTGAGATGAGCAGCAACGGGTTTGTTGGCTATGAGTCCATTGTAAAAAACATGGTGCCACGGATCGGCGGGGACAGGTTCATTTCCTCAGTTAACAGAGAGGATTTGCTGCTTATAAGAAAGGAACTTTTGACCGGGTGGAAGGTGCCTAAAAAAGGACATAAGCCATCAAAAGGAAGAACGGTACCCACTGTTAACAACTACATGACCACTATTTCAGGAATGTTCAGTTTTGCTGTAGCGAGTGGGTACACAGCAGAAAACCCGTTTAACGGTATATCAGCTTTAACAAGAAGTCGTCCAGACCCCGACCCTCTTTCGAGTGATGAGTTTCTTCGACTGCTTGATAGTTGTAAGCATACGCAGATCAGGAACATCTGGGCCCTTGCAGTATACACAGGAATTCGTCATGGGGAGCTGGTTTCACTGGCCTGGGAGGATATCGACCTGAAAGCGGGAACGATGATGATCAGGAGGAACTTTACGCCCACAAATGAATTTACCATGCCAAAAACTAAAGCTGGAACGAACCGGGTTGTTTTCCTGATTGAACCAGCAATAGAAGCACTCCGCAGCCAGGCAGAGATGACAAGGTTTGGTAAACAGCATGAAGTAGAAGTAAACCTACGGGAGTACGGACGCAAAGAAAAACACGAATGCACGTTTGTGTTTGATCCACGACTAACAGGGAGAAACTACCTTGCAGGAGACCATTATGCGGTCGGTTCGATAAAGAAAATTTGGGATGCTCACATTAAGCGTGCCGGCCTTCGACACCGTAACGCTTATCAGACGAGACATACTTACGCCTGCTGGTCATTGTCAGCTGGCGCAAATCCAAACTTTATCGCAACGCAAATGGGTCACGCTGATGCGCAGATGGTTTACAAGGTTTATGGAAAATGGATGGCGGAAAAAAACACGGAGCAGGTGGCGCTTTTGAACCAGAAACTAGCTGATTTTGCCCCATCCCTGCCCCATGACATTGCATTGAATGGATAATATATTGATATATCATTACGTTACATATCAACATGCTACATATTGATAACACAAGAGGCACGAAATGCGCTCGACCCGGTGCAAAGCTTGTGGTGTGATCCCTGTTCAATATATTAAACTAGGCCTCGCAAATGACCGTCAGCGTCGCCATCGACCGTCACTGCGGGACAGAGTCGGGTAATAAAGGTATACTCCGCCTCCTTTTTTCTGCTTCGGTTTTTGATGGAAACGCTCCAGTGAGAGGACGCTACTGCGCACCATGACACAATTCACTTCTCCTGTACTGCACTCGCTGCTCGATACGGACGCCTACAAGCTGCACATGCAGCAGGCTGTCTTCCACCGCTACGGCGATGTACACGTTGCGGCGGAGTTCCGCTGCCGCGGGGACGATCTGCTCGGGATCTACGCCGACGCAATTCGCGAGCAGGTTGAAACCATGCGCGACCTGAAGCTGCAGGACGATGAATATCACTGGTTGTCTACCCTGCCGTTCTTTTCCCAGGATTATCTCGACTGGCTACGCGACTTCCGTTATGACCCGGGCCAGGTCACCGTCAACAATGAAAACGGCAAGCTGAATATTCGCCTGTCCGGTCCATGGCGTGAAGTCATCATGTGGGAAGTTCCGCTGCTGGCGGTGATTAGCGAGCTGGTCCATCATTATCGCTCGCCGGAAATCAGCGTCGATTTAGCGCTGGAAACCCTCGAACACAAGCTGGCTGATTTTGCGCAACTCACCGCCGACCTCGATCTCAGCCACTTCCGTCTGATGGACTTCGGCACCCGCCGTCGCTTCTCGCGTGAAGTGCAGCAGGCCATCGTCGAACGTCTGCAGCAGGAGCCGTGGTTTATCGGTACCAGCAACTACGATCTGGCTCGCCGTCTTCATCTGACGCCAATGGGCACTCAGGCGCATGAATGGTTCCAGGCGCATCAGCAAATCAGCCCCAGTTTAGCCAACAGCCAGCGCGCGGCGCTGGCAGCCTGGCTGGAAGAGTATCCTGACAAACTCGGCATCGCCCTCACCGACTGCATTACCATGGACGCTTTCCTGCGCGATTTCGGCCCGGAGTTTGCCAGCCGCTACCAGGGGCTGCGCCACGATTCCGGCGACCCTGTCGAGTGGGGCGAAAAAGCCATCGCGCATTACCAGAAGCTGGGGATCGACCCCATGAGTAAAGTGCTGGTCTTTTCCGATAACCTCGATCTGGCAAAAGCCGTCGATCTCTATCGCCACTTCTCTTCGCGGGTCAATCTGAGCTTCGGCATTGGTACGCGTTTAACCTGCGACATTCCACAGGTTAAACCGCTAAACATCGTGATAAAGCTGGTGGAATGTAACGGTAAGCCGGTCGCGAAACTCTCCGACAGCCCGGGGAAAACTATCTGCCACGACAAGGCGTTTGTCCGGGCACTGCGTAAAGCCTTTGACCTTCCGCCGGTGAAAAAGGCCAGTTAA